CTTTAATGGTTCCCTTTGGCCAACAACCACCAAACCAGCACATCTTAGGCCGTTTAACGGTATTGATCCTGCCCACAAGGCACGAGCTAAATACGCTCACGATGAAGTTTTTGTAGATAGTGGTTGTCTTGAGTATTTGACACCTCTTGTAGCTTCGTTGGTTTTGGTCAACAATGTTTCTGCTCCTTGGAAACCACGGTTATTTTCATTTGAAGAAGCTGTATGTGGAATTGATGGTGTTGACTTTGCCGACGCTGTAAACAGAATTACATCACCAGGTTATCCTTATATTTTAGAAAACAAGAGTAAAGGAAAAACCAAATGGCTTGGTTCAGAGGGTAAACCTGATCTGAACACAAAGTATGCCACTCAATTAAAACAAAATGTTGAAAGAGTCATCCAAGATGCCAAGAACGGCATCAGAGGTGAGCACATTTTCGTTGATTATCTCAAAGACGAAAGACGTCCCATTGAGAAAGTTGAGGAGGGTAAGACACGCCAATTTATGGCCTGTGGTATGGACTTATTGATTGCAATGAAAATGTATTTTGGCGATTTTATTCGCCACATTTGCGCCAACAGGATTGCTAATGGTATAGCTATTGGTATTAATCCGTATGAAGAATGGGGGACGTTGGAAAAATATATGATCCCAAATAAAGAAACTGTCTTCACAGCTGGAGACTATTCTTCATATGATGCGAGAATTCCTGTTCCAATTGGTTATGAAGTCTTGAAAATTATTGAAATGTTTTATCACAATTCAAATCCTGAAGATAGGAAGGTTAGAGCCATTCTGTGGCTTGAAATCGTCAATTCACTTCATTTGTCAAATGGTATTGTCTACGAATTTATAGGCGGAAATCCATCTGGACAACCGCTGACCAGCTGTTTCAACAGTGTTGCAAATCTTCTCATGATAGCTTATATGGGTTTGATCAATTATGATTCAACTAGCAACACTGAGACTTTTGAAGAGATCTTTCTTCGAACCCGATTTTCAGTCTTTGGAGATGACAATATCATTGGATTAAATCCCAAGGACACACATATTTTTGGACAACAAGCATTGGAACGTATTGCTGAATCGTCCATTGGTATGACATACACAAATGAGTCCAAGGATGGTAAGTTAGTTGAGAACAGAAAGATAAATGAGATTTCTTTCTTGAAACGATCCTTTGGAAAGTATAGAGGAAAGACTA